CAATCACGGTAGTTTTATCGGCGGCCTTCACCGTCGTTTCGCGGCTGACCAGCTCCCGCGTTTCACTGTCGGCCTTCACCTCGCGCACCATAGAGGTTTCACGGATAACTTGATCGGTTTTACGCTCCCAGTCACCCGATTGCGTGACGCGCTGTGATACCTCTTCGCGCTGCTGCTGTAGCTGCTCGCCCGGCTTCACGTCCGGCAGGCTGGTGCCGTCCGGCATGGTCTGACGCACAAACGGCTTATCGGGACGCCCACCGTTAAATCCGACTTCAACCAGCGTGCCTTCAGGCGGAAACTGGAACATGCCGGAGTCATTACCGGCCATCGGGACGGGCAGCGGTACGGCAGGATAAACCGGCGTAGTGCCGTCCGGCTTACCGTCTGCATCAAGAAGCTGGAGATCAACGGCATAGCGCGGCCTGAACGGGTCGGCAAAGTTACCGCTTTTCACTGCTTCACTGGGCGCAACCACACGGGCAAACTTAGGCAGATGCAGCCCGCTGGCCAGCTCCGGATACTGACTTTCAATCTGACGCTGGATGGGCGTTTTCTGCAAAGCCTGCCCGGTGACTCGGTTGCGCGGCATCCAGGTGATCGTCATGGTGTCGTTATTCAGCTGCACTTTCGTCACCCGCTGGCCGTTCAGCTCAACGCCGGGCCGCACGGTCTGGATAAGCGGCACAATCATCGAATTGCCGCCCGCCGCGCCCTGGCTGAACTCCGCCGGAACGTCTACCGGCTTGCCAGCAAACAGCGATTTTTCCGCCCCGCCGACGTATACGCCGCCGTCCGGCAGCTGATACCAGACGTAATCGTTAATACCGAAGGCTTTGCCCAGATTGCCCAGCAGCTGGAAGCCGGTGCCGCTGTGCGTAAAGTGTGGGATCGGCTTATCGCTGTAAGCGGCATTCGGCACGCTGAAAGTAAGTCCGCTGTTTTCTTCCAGCCAGGCGGCAATCTGGCGCAGCGTGGGATGCTGAAAAGAGCACGGCCAGTTGCGATCAAACACGCCGCACACCTCACGCACAAACAGGCGCTGAAAGCCGCTCTCCGCTGGCTGCGAACGCTCAACGTAGCCGGTAAACCAGCGCAGAACCAGCGAGGGGTAGCCCACGTCGATGCGCACCATTTTGCCGGTGTAATCGGTCTGGGTCTGCGCGGTAATAAAGCCCCGGCCACAGCTGTTAAGCTCCAGCACCAGACTGGCATCGGCCAGATGTACCTCATCGGTTGAGAGATAGAGTCGGGTTAATGGTTTCATCGTTATTCCAGTGCATCGTTGACCGGCTTAAGCACTCTGCGCTCAAACCACGTCATTTTCTCTTCGCTTTCGCCTGCTGCGTTTCCACCGCCAGCCGTTGCGCCGCCGGTCTGCTTGGTGGCCGTGGTTTTTCCGCTGGCCCGCGCTTCCCGCTTTTCCTGCACGCTGACGTGCTCGGTGAGCGTGAACGTCACCAGCCATGCCATTTTTCCTTCCTGCTGCGGCGCATCGACGTTGCCGGTAAAAGTCGCTTCACGAAAGCTCACGGCACGCGCGACCTCATGCGCAACGCGGTATCTCTGGCGCACTCCGCTGGCATCCGCTGCCGAAGCGAGTTCAAAAATTCGTTTAAGCAAAGCGGCATTGCTGAAGCTGATTTCGCCTGAAATGCGCAGTTCCTTGCCCTTTACGCCCTGCTCTGCCTTCGTCGTAGCGCTGGTCTGTCCGGACTGGTCTTTGTCCTGAATCTGCATGGACACCGTTACCCGCAAATTTTTAAGTGGGATGCCTTCACCGTTAAGCGCCAGCGTCGGGTTCGAACTCATGGATCATGCTCCTTATTCCTTCAAGATTGTCCCCGACCAGCATCATGGCCGCCGTATAAACGGCAGAAGGCTGCGGGATGTCCTTTTGCAGCTGCACCAGCGTATTGGTCAAAGCGCCCTGCCCGGTAAATACCCATGCCCGCGCACTTTTCCCCTGAAGCTCGCCCAGGCCTGCGGCTATGTCTGCCAGCATGGCATCACGTTTTTGCCCGAACGCGCTTAACTGCTGCTTTACCTGCTCAAGGCCAACAGCGGCTCCGGCATCATCCTGCGCGCGGCGTATTGCAGCGGCGGCCAGCGCCGTGCGGCTTGTTGGCACAGAAAGCGGTACGGATGGCGGCATTGCGCTGGAACCTCGTGCGGGGATCTGCATTTTATCCAGCGCCAGCGTGGCTGATGACATGGCCAGCCGCTTAGCCTGTGTAAACGCCGGTGCCGGAAATACATCAGCCAGCCCGACCAGTGCAGACATAAAGTTTGCGTGCGTCTGGCCAGACACCATAAAAATAATCACCTCGGCCTGACCGCTCATTCCTGCAAGCTTTGCCGCCAGCCAGCTGATGGCATTTACCGGACTCAGGTATGCGCCATTTTCTGTCTGCTGGCCAAGCCCGTACACCCACGGATGCGCGGGAATAATGGAACAATCAGCCGCCGCTACGGCGTCGGAAAAAGCCAGCCGGGCCTCACGCCACACCTGGCACCTCCGGCCATACGGGCTTACTTGTATCAACGCGGTTCAGCAATACACGATAGGTTTTCCATGCCTGCAACATGGCCATTTCGGCATCCGTGGCCATTCCCAGATCAACCGCGTCCTGCAGGGGTGCGATAGCTGCCGACGCTTCAGCAAGTCGTTGCTGTTTAATCAACTCTGGTTCATTTACTGAATCAGTAATTTGATTGGCAACCCATTTGCGCCCTGACCAGAGATAATCCGGCCCCGGTGAAAGCGTTATTTTTCCGTAATCACCGTTAAGCGCCTTGAGGTAAATTTCATGGCCTGCGCTGTCACCCGGCATTGCTGTGAAGGGGATAAAATCAGCGCCGTTAATACTGATATCCACATCTACAGAAATACCCGTGTCTGCGCTTCGCGGCTTTTTAACCTCAATATTACTTTTTACGTCTGGTACTTCTGTCATCATGCCACCCTCTGCCACAGCGATACGCGGTGCGCATCGTTAGTTGTTCTCATGGCTCCACAGCAGCGCCATGCACCCGGCAGGCTCCATCCTACGTGACTGCCGTCAGCCGTTGACGGGAAAAGATTCCCTCCAGAAACCACGTTGTTGAAATCCACATTTCCAGTGTTGCTCCACGCCATAACGAACGTGCCGATCGTGTTTTCGTTCTGCCCTCTCGGCAGATAGTTACCATCTACCCAACCAGCCGTGACGCGGTTAACCTGCGCGTCATTCGCTTTATTCCATGCGTCGTTTGCCCTGTTTAAGACGTTCTGAATATTCTGACTGATGGCATCCCACAGCCATTGTCCATTAGCATTCCATCGGGTTCCCCATATATTGCCGTCCGACGCCATCCATGCGCCTTTGTCGCCAACGCGAAGGTCTCCATTAACCCGGGTTGGCCCCAGTGAAACCTCTCCGCTATTCGCGTTGACGGTAATTGGCCGCGCGTCATCCCATGAACCATCAGGATCGTTTTCCTTTGTTTTCAGCAGATAAAAGTTGCTTCCATCAAAACGAAAAATGAATGACCTTTTAGCCTGCCTAAGCCTCAGCGCATCCACATAGGTTGAAGTCAGCGGCCCGGTCATCGTGTCGCCATTTTTTGCGACGCGGTTACTGGCATTTTCATTTGCCTGCTGCGCTGCATCCAGCGACTTCTTATCGGCTGTATCAGCTTCCTGCTTGCTGTAAACGCTCAGCGATTCACGTGATTTCGCTTTATCGTTTAAGTCAGCCAGATTTTTATCCTTGCGCACAAAATCACTGTTCGCCTGCTGATCGCTCAGGCTCCCTTTAGGACGCAGATCGGTTATTACCCCCGCCGAATCAATGCTGGCCAGCGGGAATACGTAGTGTTTCACCCCGTTCTGCTCATAGCCGGTTAAGTCGTCAGCAACGGTGACGACACTCTGAACACCCCAGACGCTGGTCAGCGCGCCGCTCCAGCACACGTCCAGCCAGACTTTCACCGGCTTTACGCCCACGGTAATATTCTGGTTCGCGTCCAGCTGCGCGCGCAGCCCGCCCACGTAACCCGCACCGCGTGTAACGTAATACTGACTGCCAGATTTGCCGACCAGCCAGCCATCACCAAAAAACGCGCCGGGGCCGTAAATATCTGTGTTTTCCAGCCGCTGACGCTCGTCCATTCCCGCCATGCGCGCCGTAAAATCAATCTGCCACGTTTCCGCCGGTGTACTGATGCCGGTTTCCTGCTGCGCGCCGCTGTATTCCATAAGGAAAGAGCGGGTAAGCACGTTCCCCTGCTGGCCGTCTTTGGTCTTCAGCTTCTGCTGCTCTGGTGCGTGCACAATCATGGCCAGCGTGCCGCTGGCTTTGTTCACTAGGCCAATCCAGTTGAATGTGAAATCACCCACGTCAGCACCCAGCACGGCGGAGTGCACCACCGCATTGTCATTTACCACGCCCTTACGATTTACGGGCTGACGGTGCACAATCTGCGCCGCCGGGGGAATGCCTTCACTGCGGTCAATCGGCGCATTCGGGTCTAATCCCGGCACGCTTGCGAAAATAAATTCATCCAGTAAAACCGGTTCGCCACTTTCAGCCTGGCGTGCTTTCCACTGCTCAAAAGCCGTGGTGATAACGGTCTGTGACATAACTACTCCTTAATACTCGCGCTGAACGTTGCGCTGCCGGTTTCCGTACCGGCAAGCTTTGCCGGATATACAACGTATTCGCCCTGGTCCCACCCGGCCCGAATGTAAAAATGCTCTGACGTAATGACTTCATACTGATAGCGGCGGCAGGTTCTGCCGTATTGCCTGATTATCTGGATCAGCAACTGCGCGTTATCGGCTATCTGGCTGTCAGTCACGCGAACAATAATCACGTCCCAGTCGATGTCTGGCTGGCGCTCCAGCAACTCAACATACCCGATACCCAGCCGCTCAAAGATGCTGATAAACCCCGCCACCGAACCGGCATCCCGTGCGTTAATGAAGGCATAAGCCACCCGCTTGCGGTACAGCGCCAGCGGTTCACCGTTGAAGCGGGTAATATCGCGGTCATAGGCCAGCAGGTTCAGCAGCGGTTCAGCGCAGGTCAGCGGATCGAACTGGCTCACCGGCCACGTTACCCAGCCGTAAACCAGCGCCCAGAATTTCCGCGCCGCTTTCAGCAGCTTTTCCGGCTCACCCTTTTTCATCCACGTTGGCAGGCTCAGCCCGGCCAGCTTTCTCATGAAATCAGTCATGCTCAATGCTCACATTCAGACTCTTCAGGCGCGGCACGCTTAATTCGCTCACAATGTCCGCCAGTGAAAAGGCGATGGAATCCACCTCCGGGAAGGTTTTATGAATTTCCCGCCCGAGGTTTGAGAACGAAAAGCGCCCGTATGGCCACGTTTTCCTGACGGTGTAATCCGCGTTTTCCCTGAAGGCACAGCGGATAAGATTTCCGGCGTTTCTCTTCAGCAGCGCCTGATTCTCCTGCGTCATGTTGTCCGGGTCTTTCAGATACAGCACCACGTTCAGATCGTGCTGCGTTTCCGGCATGCCGAAGCACTGCATATCGTCACCGTGGCCGTGGTGGCCCTGCGTGTTGATGTAGTCATTCACCGCCGTAATAAACGGCCCGGATGCCACACCCGAATCCAGAAGCAGATACGCGTTTGCCGTTCCCGGCCCGCGCGGTGCGTCATGCAGGAAGAAAATGCGGTCAATGCTCAGCCCCACTACCCCGGCGATCATTGAGCGGTACACCGCGTCGGTGTGATAGTTGCCGACCAGGTTAAATTGATTGCGGCAGCGCTCGCGCAGCTCGTCGTCACTTTCTTCATCTGCTCCCGGCACCGTCAGCCAGTCTTCTTCGCTTTCAACGTGCGTGATACCGGACACGGCCACCGGCAGGATGCGGAAATACCCCGGCGCAAGGTTGTACGCGGCCCCGGCCTGTGTTGCCCTGACCGGCACCAGTGCGCTGCCCACGCCTGACTCAATCGTAAAATCACCCGTCGTGACCAGCTCGTAAACCACGCCGTTGATGCGCTCGGTCAGAACCCGCGTGCCTGCCGTCACCACCACCTCAGCACCGGCGCTTTCTTTCCAGAACCGGATCACGCCCTCCGCACGGCTCGCCGGTTTGGCGGTCACGTTCACCGCCCATGCCAGCAGGCGCAGCAGCTTGCCGCTGGCGGTGGCCACAAACATATTGGCCAGCACGGTGTTCACCAGCACATCGACCAGCCACAGCACCGGCGCGGTAATAATGGCCGTGACCAGCCGCCAGAATGGCGACATGCGGGATGTGTTGGTGATAAGCCCCTCTTCAGTTGCAATCGCGGTGAACTTCGCGCGCAGCTCCGCATCCGTCACCGGCATCCCGCTGGCCTTCACCACCTCCGTAAAATCAACCTGCGGCTTTTCCGTCATATATCCACTCCGTAAGAAATAGCGCCGAACTCATACGTGCTGGCCGTCACCCAGAGGCGGGAAAGCGTTTCCTCGGTCAGCTCAATGGTGCCGGGGATAATCCGCTCATCGTCCTCAATCAGCAGCTCAAGACGCGTCAGAATATCGGCGCGCAATGTCGGGCTTCTCTCTGCGATCATTTCGGTCAGCAGGCCGGATTCAAGAATGGCGTGCGCAATATCCTGCTGAATACTTTTGCGGTTATTACACGTCACGGGTTCATTACCCGTATTTAAAACAAAGTCGCCATTCTCAATAAGCAGGTCGATATAAAGTAATTCACTCATCCGGCAAGCTCCTGCCACTCGGTTAATTGCTGCGGCGTCATTCCGTTCGCCATATTAATTTCCACCTTATCAATCCGGCGGCTGTTATCCGTAACGGCGCGGCTGTTGCTGTTGATGGTTTTACTCACGCCGCCGGAATCAATACCTTTAAGCTGTCCGCCAGTAGATAAGTTATTTTCCATTACCGGGGGCGTCGGCACGGGTGCGCCCAGCTCGGCAATATCAATGCCGGGAATTTTATTAAGCTTTGAAATAATCCAGTTCAGCGAACTCAGCGCCGTGGATTTAATGCTGTCCCAAAGGTTTGCAAACAGTTTCATAATCCCGGACGCCATGCCGCCTAACGTCGCCGTAACGGAAAAACCGGACAGCAGCGCGACAAAACTATTCCAGCCGTCTTTGATGGACGCCCACGCCTGGCCAAACACCCCAGCCATGTATTCAATCGCCGCCGTCACCACCTGAAAGGCTGCGGTATCCATTACCGCCGCTTTCACCGCGTCCCAGTGAGAAATCAGCAGGTAGCAACCAGCACCCAGTAGCGCAATCGCGCCGACGATCAGCAGGATGGGCCAGCTCATAAAGTTAATGGCCGTCCCGGTCAGCATGGCCGCTATGCGTACCGCCAGCAGGACGCCGCGCAGCGTGCGCATGACAGTGGCATATGCCAGCGTGGCTTTTTGCGCCAGCCACAGCGCCCCGGTGTACAGCTTTGTCACCAGCAGCAGACCGCGCCAGATGGCCGTCAGCCCGACCATCACGAAGCCGCCCACGCCCATCACGATATTGGCCAGCGCACCGGCTCCGGCAAAACTCAGCACCGCCAGTGCAACATAACCCACCACGCGCGCGATGTTCGGGAACATCTGCATCCAGCGGGCAAACGTCTGCCCCATATCCGCCAGGCGGTTCAGCAGCGGATACAGCACCGGGATAAGCGTCATCCCGATCACGCGCCGGATGGCCGTCAGGATTTCAATGAACCTGTCCCACGGCTTCACCATCTTCGCGGCCATTTCCTGCGTGCGCTTAAGCCCGTCGCTCCCGCCCAGCTCGGTAATGTTGCGCTGTAGCGTGCCGACGTTGCCCCACAGCTGTTTGACCACCGCCGAACTGTCGCCGAACGCGTCATCAAGCGCCTTCTGCGCCTCCACGTTTCCGGCGATACTGTCGCCATATTTGGCCTGGAGTTTGGTCAGGATCTCCGGCATAGACAGCATCTGGCCAGCCGAATTTTTAAAGCTCAGCCCCAGCTTTTTGGCACCGTCTTCGGCTCCGGTCAGAAAGCCTTCATACGCGCCGGATGCCTCTGAACCCAGCGTGCGCTGTAGCTCACCCATCACGGCCAGCTGCTCATTCAGCCCGACGCCATAGTTTGTGCCGACGCCGCGCGCGCCTTCCATCAGGTCTTTAACCAGCCCCATTTCCACGCCGAAGCGCTGGCGCATAAACGCCATTTTGTCGGCCAGCTGTTCGGCAAACTGCACCTTGCCCAGCCTGTCCGCTTCTTCCCTGAAGTTGCCAAACATCTGGCCCAGAAACTCCGCCGACTCCGCCGCCGAACTGCCCACCGCCGCCGCCATCAGGTTGGCCACCTGCGTGACTTTGGGCAGCTCGGTGCCGGTGAGTCCGCCAATGGCCGCGTTAATGCTGGACGTTGACTGAACGAACTCCACCGCGCTTTTGCCGTAGGTCATGGCGAAGGTGTTCGCGTCCTTCTCCACCTGCTTTAGCGCTGAACTGTCAATGCCGCGCGCTGACTGCTCCTGAAGCGCGTCGTACATTTCAATCGCCGGGCCTAATGCGCCCTTAATTGCCTGCCCGACGCCCCACAGCGCCGCGCCACCTACTGCAACGCGCTGAAATGAGGCGCGGGATTTATCCGCAAACTCCGTCACGCCTGCCTGCGCCTGTCGCAGCGGCCGCGTCACTTTGTCGATCAGCGCTAACGTAAATTCCAGCTGCCTCATTCGCTTCCCTTAAGTGCCAGCGCGATGCCGTTGGCGACGGCAACGCGCTGGTTTTCCCAGTAACGGTTATCAAGCCACAACGCGGCGGAAAGGCTGTCTAAACTGTCTTCCTCCCCGGGAAGCCAGCGACGGCGTAAAATTGAATACTGTTCGAGTCCGTTTGAATCGATATTACGAACCCGATCGGTTAGTTTTTTACGGTGATTTCCAGTTCCGGCGTATATTCATCCAGAACCTTACCCACAATCTGTAATGCCGCGCCGGGACGCTCCAGTAATTCCTGCAACGCTTCTTTTGTGTCCGGCGTGACGATACGGACCAGAAAGTTATGCGCCGGGGAAACTTTATTTCCCATCGTGATTTCGTTGATATATTTGTTATAGGCGGTGACGTTCGGGGAAAAAGAAACGTCTTTACCCGCAATTTTCATTTCAATTAACTTTTCACTCATGGTTCTTTTTCTCTCTTAATATAATTTCATCAACAATCAGATTGTGGCGAGCCGCACAGGCTGAATAAAGTTCAACCCACGTCGTTAATAATTCCGCTGCTGCTCTGCCGTCATTTCCCTGTAATCGTGGAAGATTAACCGGGCATTTAGTTTTTAGATTTTCCTGAAAGGGTACGCTCTGCTTTTTCGCTGGCTTCGTTGTACATGCGGACAAAGTCATCAGACACGCACACGTTAGTAAAAACAGGCTTAACCACTTCAGTGCGTAATCCGTCGGGGATCGCACCTTTTAACTCCTCCAGTTTTACCTCAAGCGCTCTGGCCGATTCGCTGGCCACGCCCTGCAACTGACTGCGCGCCTTATCGGCGGCCAGCCCGGCGGCGCGTTCAGCCACCAGTTCCACGCTGTCGCGCTGCCAGTTTGCACCCGTCCAGCCTGCCCAGAACGCCAGCGCCAGACCGGCAATCGCAAACAGAATCTGTCTGGCCATCAGCGCACCCCGTTATGCTCCAGGCTGAAGTGATTGCCGTCCGGGTTCTTTTTGAAGCGCCCGCCCCAGCTGCCGCCCAGTGACTCCCAGTATTCACCCAGCGCCTGATAATCCTCGGTGCGAGTTTTGTATTGGCCGTTAACGAAGAGGTTAAAATCCACCGCCAGCCGCTGCGTATGCAGGCTGTTGCTGATGCCGCTGCCGTTCTTTGCATTCAGCGCCGCCTGCTCCGGCGTGCGGTAAGCCTCGCCAAACGTCAGGCGCATACCGTTGTCCTGCGCAAAGGTGATCAGCTGCGCAATCAGCGCGGTAAAAAGCTGCTGTTTTTCCGATAGCGTCACTCTTTTGTCTCCCGTTTATCGCCACCTAACCGGCGGCGCAGCCATAATTCACAGAACTGATACCCCAGAATTCCCAGCCCCGCGCCCAGCCCGTTGATGGCCACCGGCGAAATATCCGGGAACTGCACCAGCGCCGCACCCGCCGCCACCGAAATGGCGGAACCGAGGATCACGCGCCCGGTAATCAGGCGAAACGTGATTTTTTCATCGC